ATTTCTATCTTCATCGACTTACCGCATTTGCCGCATTTCAATAGGCCAGTAAAAAAACGAGTGCTTTTGGGCGAACCACCCTCTTTCACTGCTTTTTGAGTTTGACTGTCCATTGTTTTTTGCACAGCGTCGTACAGTTCGTAAGAAACAATGGGTTCGTGACTGTCTACTACGATCCATTCAGAACGGGGTAATGAACCCTCACGGCCCTTTTTACCAAATGCAATTCTGCCAACAACGCGTTCGTTACGCAGTAAGCCAAGAATAGAGGTTTTATTCCATTTTTTGCCACGGTTAAGACGTCCTTCAGCATTAAGCAGCTCAGCTATCTGTTTTCCACCGTAACCTGAAAGCTTTAGTTCAAATATTCTGTTAACAGTGCCAACTTCCATCGGATTTGGAATGAGCCTAGTCTTATTTTTCTCACCGAGAACTTTTTCTACCTGGTATCCAAATGTTAAATAACCTCCATTGAAATAGCCTTTTTGTGCATTTGCTATCATTGAACGTTTTGTATCTTGTGAGACTTGACGAGAATAGTACTCGTCGAATAACTCTAAAATCCCCTCGTAAATAAAGCCTGAATCGCCCTTATCGATATTTTGAGACACATAGCTTATTTTGGTACTGCTATTGGCTAATCGTCGCTTATTAAGCTTTGCTTCAAGCGCGTTTCTAGCAAAGCGTGAAGTACTCCAACAAATAAAGTAATCAACGTCGAAGTTTTCACAGTATGAAATGGCTTGTTGGAATGCAGGACGGTTATCAGTGGCGCCAGAGATACCTTCGTCTGTGAATACTTTCTTCACATCGGCCCCGAGCGATTTAGCGTGGGCTAGGCATTTGTCTATTTGGCTTTGAACAGGAAGTTCCTTTTCGGCTTGTTTCGCAGTGGAAACACGCGCATATATTACACAAGTGGTCATTGTTAGTTCCTAAAATCACTATCTAAGGGGTACTTCCCCCAATTCGTATTTTTTCGCTATTCGTCTAATTGTATCAGGAGAACGAGACATTCCGTGTTTTTCAAGCTCTTTGGTTATTTCGGTGCAGGACATCTTTCGTTCTATAAAGCACTTAATGATTTGTACGCACTGGTACTCTTGGTATTTTTTTATGGAAGGGACGTAAATTTTATCCTGCTTCCACTGGTTCTCAGGGCAGCTGGCGGCACGCCAAATTTTAATGAACATTTCTGGACCAGCGATGTGTGCAATTTCTCGCCAGAACTTAGGTAAGTTCAATTTATCCAGTTCGGCCATTTTCAGTGAATCTATTTCTGCTGTTCTTTCACTCATTATTTTTGCCTTATAACAGAGTTTAAAATCAGTGCAGATATGCTGGTACCCACCCTACCCTATTCAAGAAGCTCTTTATACTTGCCGAGCCCCCACCCCTCTAATAGTAATGCATGAAGGAGGTGGATTGCAGGATATTCGAGCAGTAAGTGTGTGTTTAAGTTGTATTTCTATTTTTTATTGCGTTTTTTATTAAATATGTGTGGCTGCAGGCATTGTTCTTACGTGGTGGATTGGTTGTGTATTGCGTATTTTGTATATAAAGCGCAGTTACTAGTTCCACGCACCAAAATGATATTGTCCGTTATTTAAGAGAGTTTCAAAGGGTGCTGCGCACACCTGCAAACATTCATTATCTATTAGTTGGTGGTGCAGACTATATAATTTCCACGCACCAAAAAAGAACCAAAGGCGTGTCTGTGTAAAGCTTTCTGGTAAATTTTATGTTCTAGTGACAGAGGGGTTTGCTATAGCGCTGAGGGAATTGGCCCAGTGCTATAGTCATGGTAAGAATGTAGGAAATTTATTTCTTTAGGGCGTGAAGAAGTGGTGTTACTGCAGTAGTAATCTTTCCTAATGGATTACCCTTATCCACTTGTTTGGTAAGCTTCCGTAATGCAAGTTGAGTGTATATCTCTGTGGTTTTTGGGTCACTGTGGCCTAGCAGTGTTTGCCTGGTGATAATGTCTAAGTCTTCTTCTGCGTATTCGGTACCTGTAAGGTGGCGTAGCGCATGAGGGTGAGCCTGATTGGCAGGAACGCCAGCTGCAATGCCTCGCTTATTAATCATCTTCTGGATAGTGCGCGGTGATATTCTTCTGTTTTCGCCGTAATAATCCCAGGGCTTAACACGACGGTTATTGGTGCTAATGAATAACACCTGATCACCATTGGGTAATGTGCGGTCAATATGACGTAAATCAGGATGACCAATGTAAACACGCAGGAATAACTGCACTTCCATTGGCAAAGGAACCTGACGTTCTTTCTTACCCTTCTCGATAACACGAATAGCTAAACGGTCAGTTCCCTCGTGTTCAAATGCAACGATATTTGAAAGGTTAAGTGAAACAATTCCGGCCAAGCGAAAGCCACAGCCCCCCATAAGCGCGATAATCGCTGCGTCTCGTATTCCGATAAATGTTTCTAAGTCACAACTCTGTAGCAGCTGCTCGAAAGAACGTAACCCCATAGCAACAGGTATTTTTTGTGACGATGCTGGGTAAGGTAAAGATGCAGCAAAGTTGGAACGAGTATGCCCTTTGTCAAATAGGTATTCGTAGAACCCACGAAGTGCAGCCACAGCGGTTCGTCTACTTTGTGGTACCAACTTCATTTGGTGCAGAAATAGGCCGGTGAACTGCTCTAGCTGCAACGGTTTAGGCTGGTAAGGGTCAACTACTGACTTTTCGCAAAATGAAAGATACAGCGTTAAGTAGTAGCGGTACTTCTTAATGGTTTCGACTGAACGGGCTTCATTCAGCTGTTTAAACTGCAACCACTCATTTACCAACATCTGCATTTTATAGGATCCCCAGGGGCATATTTTCACGGACATTTGGACATTTAGCCCTTTTTAGCGATGTAGGCCGCGCAGAACAAGGGCAAAGACCTGTCCGAAACTGTCCAAAATTTACGGACAGGCTCTTTTTTTTCGGACAGTTCCGACCAGTTACTATTTTAAAACCGGACAGCTCCCTTTTATATATATTTTTTTATCTTATTAATTCTTAAAGAAAAATAATAATAATAAAAGAAACGATGAAACGCAGAAAAACACAAAACGGACAGGAATAGGATGAAAACGGACAGGAATAAGCACAAAACGGACAGCAATAAAAAGCGCAATAAAAAATAATCGAATAAAAACAGCAATTTAAATTAAAGATAAGCAATTAAGATTAAAATTGTCCAATGTCCAACATTTTTACCCCCGAGTGGAATGATATTTATCTGGCTAAATAGACTAAAATCCGCTTTGCGCTTTCAGGTAACGTTTACGGGCTGAACCAATATCGAAAGCAATGAATGTTTGATGTGAGTTGAGAAGAAGTATTTTATTTCGGTGTAGATATTAATGTGGCCATGAAAAAAGCCGCTAAAAAGCGGCTTTTAAAACATTAACCTAATATTTGTAATTCATTTATCTAGCTACCCATTGATAGGGGTAATGTCTACCTCAACAAACGACCAAATAAAATCCTTAAAGTCTTTGTTGTTTTTATGGCTATCTATACTTCCCGCCTCTGGTATTTCGTCACCATCCGCAAAACCTAACTCTAAAAAACCCTCCAATGCTTCTTTTGCATTTTCAATAGCTTCGCCTAATGTGTCTCCAGCTGAGTAACAACCAGGTATATCCGGAAACACAACACCATACGCGTTATCACTTCCGGAAAGCTCTACTGCAATAGGATACTTTCTTTTCACAACAACTCCAGTAACTCTATAATTTCTATTGTTTGGTAGTGCTAGCTGTTTCTTGATTAGTTTGGGTCGAATCTTTTCTAACGCTCTTGTCTAGGCATTCACAAATAAAAGCTATGCCAAATATAATTGAAGAAAGGAACAAACCCGTAAGCATGTAGGATAAAGAAAAAACATAGTGAATTAGTTCTCTCTCTTGGCCGCGTTCATATTCAGGGAGAAATACAAAGGCAAAAACCAAGCACATAAATAGCATTAAAAAAGCTACAAATTTTAACCCGTCCGGCACCATTGATTGGTTGTCATATTTGTTTTGGTATTCGTCTTCCATTATTTTACTCCGTGCTTTAAAAACTCAGAGTAATACAATCAAAACAAAAAGCGCAATAAAAAGCCCACGTTAATCAGTGGGCTTTAGTTTGTTTAGCGTTCGGCTTTTACCAGTATGTCTATTTTTTCAGTGGCTGGTTTTAACAGCTGCACCATCTGAAATGCCTGTAAGTGCTCTACTGGCCCATCGTTCATGTTTTCAAACAAGCTTTGAAGGCCTTTTAAATATTCGCTTAACTCGTAGGCGGTTTGATATCGGCTTTGACTTCGCATGCTACACCCCTAGTTCAAGCTGGCTTGTTTTTTTACCCAGCAGTGCAACATCTGGCATAGGCTCGCCAAGTAAGTTGCACACATTACGTAAACTGGTGATATACGCTGCTTTAGCAAATTCATCACGGCAATTCACTAATTCCTGCAACAGCTTGATTTTCTGATAACGAAGGGTGTTCAGTTCTTTGATAGGAATATTGCCGTAATAACCCTGCTGCTTAATAGCAGGAAGCACTTCTTCACAAACCCATTGCGTAAATTTAACCGCTTCTAGCTTACTTGATCTAAAAGCAAGCATGAATAAAGCTGGTTCATTTATAAAAATAGTCTCTTGAGTACCAGAAGGTGTTGCAGAAAGTGCAATAGCTCGCCACTTTTCAGGTATGTTTTTGAGGGATAAATTACCTCTCCATGTCATTTCAAGCGCTGTGACTACATCTTTAGCACCAAAAAACACATGACCGTTTTCGTCAATGGCTGTGCGAATTTCTGTGCTTGAAAAAGAGAATGGGTTATTTGTTGCCTGTGAAGGCATAAGAACTGTGTTAGTCATGATATGACACCTTTTGATTTAAGTAGTATTAAAGCCACCATTGGGTGGCGAGTCTCAACTAAAGCTCAAAAGAAGCTCCGGGCCTATTTCCCTCACGGGTATTGTATTACGCCTCTCAACTCGCCATAGATAGAATTATGGCGCGCGACTGCTTTACAGGCACAAAAAAACCGCAAAGGCTAACGGGTGCGGATTACCGCTTTTGATTTTAGTGCCTGTAAAATTACCCCGTTATTCACGGGGTGTCAATGTTGCGCTTTTTGTTAGTTAAATATCGAATGCGAGTTGTTCAACTTTCTTACCGATTTTACTTGTGGCTGGCATTGGTTCGCCGAGTAGATTGCATACATTCCTAAGGCTGTCTAACACCGCTTCAAACGAAAACTGGTCACGACAATGGTTAAGCTGCTGAATTAACCTTAGCTTCTGCTCCCTATATTTAAATTGTTGACCTTCAGTAAGGTTCCCGTAATAGCCTTGCCGCCGAAGTGTTGGCACCACATCTTCGAATAACCAATCAGTAAATTTTTCTGCGTTGGGTTTATTCGAGCGAGTTGCAATAACATATACAGCGGCTTCATGAACAAAAATGGTTTCTTTTTCGCCAAAGCTGGTAGTGCGATAGACTACCAGCTGCCACTTTTTCCGCACGTTTTTAAGACTTCTTGCACCGTTCCAGCAGATATCTAATGCTTTAAACACATCTTTAGCACAGAAAAATGCTTCGCCATTCTCGGCTGTAGCGGTTCTCACTTCGCTATCTATAAATAAAAAAGGGTTTTTAACTTCGTTTATTGGCATAAATATTTGGTCGTTCATAGTTTATTCCTGGTGTTAATTTCGACGGACTTAAGGCCGTTGCATTGAATTATTCGCACCCTTAAAGGTGCGAAGTTTCCGGTCCCGCACTCACTTTTGGTGTTTCGTGGCGGGTTTAGAACCCTTTAAAGGGTTCTTTTTCCGGAGCAACCCGCCATTTCACAGCCCGAGTTCCTGGTTAGGACCTCTTAAGAGGTCCTGTTAAGACAGATACCCCCCTTAAGGGGGTCAGTTTGTTGGTTACGAGCGTAATTTCACACATCCATACCCAGTTGCTGATTGACTGGCAAAGATAAACCAAACTCGGCATTTATCTCTTTAGTGCATTCAGCCCTGAGTGCAGGGTCTTTAATTTTGTCCAATTTAGTTAATGCACTGAATTTGTCGCTTATCTGTGCCCGCAGTGCTTTGCCCACCTTTTCGTACTCATGAATCACCTGATCCCACTCTTCATGCTTAGCTTCAAGCCAATCTGCAGCACTATGATTTCCATTGACACGTACCCGAGTAGGGTCGATTGTATTCATAAACGCTTCAACACGGTCCAGCCTGATACAGATGTGACTCTTAACCCCTGATTCTGGAGTAGTATCCCCCCCCTTAAGGGGGGTCAGTTTTATACCTAAACGCCTATATAAATAGGTCCCCTCACAGATTTTCCGGTTCAGTGTTTTCCAGTTGAGCCCAATTTCGTCACTTATTGGCTTGAGCTGGACGCGCGCAAAACCATCATCGCAATCAATAACTGGCAACTCTTTGCTTCCGAAGGTAATAATACTTTTTACTAATTTGGTCATTGTTAGTTCCTTAATGTAAGTAATATCAGCGATAAAACGCCAACTGCTGAAGAATAAAATAGGCCCGTTGATAAATGCTGCATTGTGTTTTTAAACCACTGGGGGTCGTGAGCACAGCTTAAGGCAAACAAGCGAATTGACACTTGCATGCCCACTAACAGGCCGCCAGCACAAACGCAGCTTATTGCTGCGCAAATGCCAATGATCGCGTAGGCTTTCAAGATGATGACTCCTTTTTGGCATCATCTATAAGCTTTTGCATATCCTGAATAGCTGTTACTCCATCAGCTACAATAGCTAACCTCACAAGCGCTCTTGCCATTTCATCAGGGCGATAATGGCTTATGTCTCTTAGCAGGCAGCTAAAATTTTCTTCGAAGTAATCTTGGTCTAGGCCAAATCTGTTTTTCATTCGTACAGCTCCCACACCTTTAAGCCCATGCTTTTTGCCATCTCAAAGTCTTCAATACCGCGGCGCTGTTCCTTATCCAAATTGTCACAGTAAAGCAGAGCATCTTTCGCCAAATACGAGAGGTACACCTTTTCCGGAAGATTGCGGTCAAGTGTAGAGATGTAGTCTTTAATTCCTTTCTTCTGCTGGTTTATGGCGAATTTGTTTAGCGCATCGACTGAAGACCCTTCTATAAAAGCTTCATAAATATCGTCTGCCAGATGACACCTTGTATAGTACTCGCCGTCTTCTTGCATATCCAAAAGCGGCTCAATTCGCTTTGTGAGTAATTGATGTTGAAACTCCAGTTCAGCAACACGCTCATTAGCCTTTG